TCTCTTAATTTAGATGTTAATTTTCTAAATTGTGTGTCAACACTTTTCTTTTCTTTAAGACTAAATGTATCTTGTATTTCTCTAATTAGATTTTTACCTTGAGCATACTCTGACATCATTTTGTCGTAAGTAGGAGCGTTTGCTCTAATCGTATCACCAATACCATTATATATTTTATCAACAACTAATCGTTCTTGTGTGCCTGGTTGAGTGCTATCATACAAATCACCAATTTTTCTTTTTAACGCATCTATACCTTCAGGAGTATGATATTTTTTAGGATCTAAATTTTTCCATTTATTTACAATATCTGAAATCTTTTTTTGTATCGCAACTGTGCTTTCACTAATAATTTCATCACCAAACTTGCCCTGTTGTGCAATATCATCTAATACAGTATCAATCTCATCAAAACCAATTTGATTTCTATCTGTTTTTAATTTTGCTTTATTTGCTTGATATTCTAAAGCAACTTGTTTTTTAATTTGGTTTAAAGCATTGTTTGCTCGTTGCACTAAACTTTCAGGAGAAGCATTACCATCAATACCTTTGATAAAAGCATCTACTTCTTTTTTAGTTCCTTGTTTACCAGTTTCGTAAGCAATTCGTATTGGATTTTTGCCTGCGCCAGTTGTCATGCCAAATAACTGAGATGTTAATCCGCCTTCTACTTTGGGAACTACTTTGCTTACTTGCTCACCTACTTTACTACCAACTTGCTTTACACCTTCCTTGATAGCAGTGCCTGTGCCAACATTACTTAAACGACCTAAAACAGGCATACCAATAGCACCTTCTACTTTAGATTCTGTAATAAAGTCTCCAACATCTTTAGTGTATTCTTGACCTGCTTCTGTTCTTGGTTGGTATGTTCCTTCTTGCATTAATTCAGAAAATCTGTTTTCAAAAGACTCAACAGGTCTACCTTTTACCAAATCAATAATAGATTCACCACCCCATACAAATGGAGATGTAAATGCTGAACCAACAGCACTGCCTGTAGATAATACAGTTTCGCCTACACCAAGTGCTTTTTCACCAACACCTCTATTAGCACGTCTTTCTTGCTCTGCTTTTGTGTCTTGTAGTTGTTGCTTGTATTCAGGGAAAGAAGGTATCTTGCCTATATCAGGTATATCTAAATATAATTCTTTATATTGTTGATATTCAGGATCATTTTGTTGTAATGCTTTTTCAATTTCAGCATCAGACATATCAGCAGGAAATTGTATTACCTCATCTCCAACATTAATGTATTGAAATTTATCTGCCATTACTCAATCCTTCCTGTTTTTGGATTATATGTTTTCATACCTTTACCGCCTGCTGTTCTCACACCAAGTAATTCAATAGGAATACCATATTGATTTGCAATATCTGCATATCTTCTATCAATCTTAACTTTAGTATCTTTAGCAACCTCATAAAACTCTTTAGCAAGTTGCTCAAACTCTTGCCTTTGAGGTTCTGTTAATTTTGTTCCTTTTAATGTTCTTGTGCTGAAACTTGTCATACGATCCCATAACCCAGTTGTTTTCATTGCCATTTCTAATTCAGACTCACGCACTACAGAACCTGGATCAAGCAATTTCATAATACTAGTAGCACTAGCAACATCACCAATAGGAGTGCCGGAATCGATAGCACGTTTAATTTTTTCATAGTTTTGTTCTAGTTCAGTATAACCTGCATCTTTTAATTGCCCGTTATATTCTTTACGCAGTGCTTCTGCTGTTTTTAATTGATATTCTTTACTACCTACTGTAAAGTCAGATTTTGCTTTTTCTGTATTAACTGCTAATGCTAATTTATCTGCATTAATTTTATCAATAGTCTCCATTGCATGAATAGGAGCAAGTTCAGAAAATGACACATTATTTCCATAAGGTTGACCTGTTATTGGATTTACTTGTCCACCAAATTGACCTTTAGCGTAAGCATTTCTTTCATTTGTAGATGTGTCAGTTTTATCAGCACTAGGTGCATATCTATCTGTTAATGCCTTATAAGCATCTTTTTTGTCAAAAGAACTTAATACTGTCAACATCTCCGGATCTTCTGCTAATTTAGGATATGTTTGTTTTAATATTTCTATCTCTTGTGGATTAAATGTTTTAACATCTGTAGGTTTAGTAATTGCTCTTAAATCAGATGGTTTTTTTGTTATTTCAAATTTTGCTACAGATTCAGGGGTATATTTAGATGGATCAATAGTGCCAAATTTAGGAGCATCGTCTGTCTCTAATGCTTTTGCTTTTATTGCACCGGAAAGACCTGCATCTAACCCACCCTGATATGCTTGCAAACCACTACCTACTGCTTTACCAATATAAGGTGTAATTGTTCCAAAACCTTGATTTTTAGGTGTAGTGATAAAGTCAAGCAAACCCATACTAATGCCACGTTTTGTTGCTTGATCGCTTAGTTGGTTTAATTGGTCTTGTGTTAGAATACCACCATATACATCAGGTATTCCAAAACCTAAAATATCTTTCATAAAATTGTTTGCCATGCTATATCCTATGCTGAATAAAATGTTGGTCTAATTCTTCTTTGTGCAACATTAGTTGTTACTGGTTTGCCTATTTTTGGTTCTTTTTTCTTAATATCAGGCAATTGAACTACACCAGGTTTGTTTTCTTTTACATCACCAAGTTGAGCAAATTGATTAATACCTAGCAATGTTAAATCTTTTTTCTCAAGACCTGTTGTGTCTGTAATTTTATCTAAAACGCTAGTATCTTGAACTGCATCTTCAGCACCACCTGTTAATGGTCCAAATAAAGATAAATTCTCTAACTCTTCTAATTCTTGAGGAGAATATACATAACCGCCTGCTTGTGGTTCGGCAATTGGTGTGTAGTCAGGAAAGTCAATACCTGGCGCAGATCCTTGCACTGCTCCTAGTGTTGGTCCTGCTGTTGGTGCTGTATTTAAAGATGATGTTACTCCGCCCATACCAATATTATTTGGTTGTAGCATTGTGTCACCACCTAATAAACTAGAATAACCACCTGCTGTTTGTGGTGTAGATGTAGCAATACCTGCACCTCCTGCTGTTAATGCGCTTGCTCCTGCCCCTGCGCCTGCGGTAGATGCGCCTGATAATGTTAAACCACCTAAAGTGGGAGTGCCTGCACTAGCACCTGCTGATGGAATTGCTGAACCAAATCCTTCAAAACCACCTCCAAGTAATCCGCCTGTTGCTCCTCCGATAAGTGCGCCTTGTATTGGATCTCTGTTTTGTAGCATTGATATGCCTGCTCCGACTATGGCAGGAACGATAAAATTCCACATTACTTACCACCTCCTGATGAAGTTGTTGTAGAGACTTGACCCATAGGTGCGCCATAACTAGCAGATAAGAAGTTTTGTAGTTTGGTATATGGTAAGTTTTCACCATATTCGTATCTAGCAATATCTGCTTCTAATGCTTGACGTTGATAATCTTCTGCGGTCTGACCTACGTTTAATAATTGCTGAATGTCTGCATAATCTGCTTGAGCAAGTGCAGGAGCATCTCGTAATGCTTGTTCTTGCAGGTTACGTTCCGTAGCGAAATTAGTATATGCGAGTTCCCCTGCTTTATTAACTAATGTATCTGCTAAGTTTTGTGATGCACGAGATTGTAAGTCAGACATAGCACCTGATCCATAACGACCTGCTTGTGATGACTGTGATGCAATGTTTTTAAGAGCATCTTGGAACTGTGTAGTTGCAACTTTACCTGCGCCTGTTAATGCTTGACTAAAGTATGGATTTAAACCGAGTCTTTGACCTTGAATTGTTTGCCCTAATTGTTGTTGTGCGCCAGTAACTAATGGAGAACCTTGCAATGCTCTATTTTGAGCAGATTGTAACGCTTGTTGAGTTTGTTGTGATGGACTAACATATGTTTGGTATGGATAGTAATTAGGACCTGGTGTTTGATAGAGTGCCTTTGATTCCTGGAGTCCATACTCAACGAAGGGACGAACAGTAGGATCTAACTGTTGTTGAGTGGTTTGCTGACTACTGCCACCTCCACCACCTTTAAATAATTTTCTACCCATTTTGCCATTATCGATAGATTGATTTCCATCAAACTCTGCAAAATACTCTGTTCCGTAAAAACGACTCATAATTTTAACTCCATTAAAGTATATTTAGGTTGCATACCCCATTTGATTCGCCATAATCTGACGATTGATTGTTTTGATGTGCTACCCTGTATTCGAGTGCCACCATTGTTTCTTACCCAGTCAACAAATTGATCCCAACATTTTTTGTTAGTTATACCACCTATATAGGTAATATAAGCAACTCGATCATTAGGATAATTCACCCATTGCACTGTAAATGCGCAATAGCATTTATATGTTTCATCAAGCACTAACAATAATGTAGAATTACCTTGAGATACAAATTGACGTAATTGGTCAATTGTAAATTCACCATTGCCTGTATCTATTGCTTGTTGTAAATATTTTTCTGCTAAATGCCAAAATTGATGGACGTGTTCAGTAGGGACTATAAATAAATTTTTTTCCATTACCCTATAATAACATACCCATATGTCTTGTTCGATGTGTTGTTAGCAAAGTGTGTGATGGTTGCTTGTCCTTTTTGTTGAGCAGAAACATACACATTACTTAAACTTCCACCTGATACAGCATTTAAAGTTAGTATCACAGATGGTATTGCAGGTCTAACAAAAGGTGTTGTTTTTGCAGTGTCATACCATAATTCTACACCAACATCTGATACACCACCTGCAACTTCTATATAGTCGTCTGCATCTAGTGTTAGAAATATATTCATAGCACCAATCAGTTCAGATGGGTCACCACTAGATTTACGAGCAGGTAACCCAAATCGACTTGCAGAGTCTGCTACATCAGTTCCGTTGATTCGAAACCAAACATCTGCGTATTGCCCATCATTGGTTGTATTAATTAACTGTAGTGAATACATAACATTGTAAACACCTGCATCTCTAACATAGATTCTAGAATCGTTTGTTCCGTCTTGGTAGATACCATTATTTTGTGTAATATTATCAAACTCTACAACTGCTGTTGTTCCAGTAGATGGTGCAGTTTGTCCTGTCGTTGAGTTTATCTCACCATAAGGGATAGCAGAAGTTTGAGCAGATGCACTGTCAGGTAATATGATAATTTTAGAATCAAAACCTATTCTTTCATCATACAATGTGGTTGTTGTTGCCCAACTTGTATTTAGAGTTATTGTGCCATGATTGTTTGTTTTACCATTCATCGCATTGTTTACGACTTCTGATATTTCACGAGGTGTTCCACCTTGATAAGGTAAGACTCTAAACATTATCGAATTCCTCTAGGAACGATGTCTACATCCACTCCTATTGCGTGTGTCCAGTTACCAGTAGGATTAACTTCTACACGATGATAACGACCAAAACTTCTTACACCTGCTCGACCTTCAGATGAGGTTGTAACAGATGAACCAAAGGTAATAATATCGTCTAGTTCTTTGCGTGATGCAATTCTCACTGTAGATGAACCATCTTGTATTTGTGGTCTGACTAAGTTAGCACAACTGTTAAATCCTACTTCTAGGTCACCAGTCACTAATTTAGCAGTCATATTTGTTCCAGTAAATGTGACAATCTTTTCACCATCTACTCCACCAAAGAGTAACTTACCACCGACCCATTCTCTTGAGTCTAGTGATGCAGGTAATGAATCCATTGTGCCGAATACATCTAAACCTTCTAGTGTGACACCTGATGTTGCTAGAGATGCAATATAGTCTACAGAAGTAGAATCAGATTTAGACCATTTGTCTAACTGCCAGTTATAAATAAGCAGTGAACGACCACCTGAGGTGTTAGGATAGTTCCATGCCACAATGTTTCTTACAGGGTCTACTGCACTAGAGATAGAATCAAACTGACTTAAGTCTGCGTTCTTAAAGAAGTATCTGTCTATCTTTTCTGTGCCAATTCCTCTGACTGAATTACCATCACATGAATAGAAACCATCATCTGATAAGAAGTAAGAGATGTTTCCGTATTGTGCTACTGAACCTGTAGAGATACAACCTAATCCTCTTGATATGGTGTCGAACTGGAAAAATAATGGTGAACCAATGTATGACATTCTAGTCACTGAGCGTTCTGAGAATATTAACCCAAACTCGCCACCAGTGATTCCAGTAATGTTACCGCCATCAGGAATGATTTGATAATCAGATTGCGAGGTTGTTCCTGATACCCATGTTGTTTCGTCATTAATGTCTGACCATTGAACCTTGTTAGGATTTGTTCCTCCGTCTAGGTTAGCAGTCACTACAAAGTCACGAACCACTGTAATAAATTTAGCAACAGGTGCGTTAACATCTACATCAGCAAAGTTACTAGATGAACCTACAGTCCA